CGCCCCCCCCCCTGCCCCCCCCCCCCCCGTGGGGGGGGGGGGATGGGGGCGGGGTTTGCCCGCATACCGCCCATCATGAATAGCCAACAACCAGGAAACCCATGTTTGTTTTAACCCGCAAAGACAACAACGACGCCATCGAACTCCCCGCCGACATGCGCTGGCGCGATGAGTTTGACTGGCAGGCGCTGGCGCAGTCGCAGGTGCAATACAGCCTCGGCGGCAGCGCCATCATCCAGCAGGGGACGATGCTCGCCGGACGTCCGGTCACTCTCGGCGGCGAGTGGATCTGGCTGCCACGTGCCACGCTGCTGACCCTTGCCGCCTGGGCAGACGTGCCGGAGCTGGAAATGACCCTCGCCCACCCCGACGGGCGACAGCTCAACGTCTGTTTTGCCCGCCCCGCGCTCTCTGATTTGACCCCGGTCGCCTATCGCGCCCCCGAAGACGGCACGGCACAGTACGAGGCGCCGACCATCCACCTGATGACCATCTAATGCAACCCGGTAACAAATAATGACCAAACGCCATACCCAATTAACCACGCAAGACCTGCGCTTTTACCCGACCGAGAACTTGACTGACTCCGACGACGGCGGCGGCCTGATGGTGCGCGACCCGCTCACCGGTGCCGACAACGAGCTATTTAATCCGGTCTCCGACCAAGACCGCACCATTGGTCGTTTTTCGGCGCGTTCGGTGCATGCGGCGGTGCGCCGTCCCGATGCCGCCAAGCTCGGCGGCGCGCACGTCATCATCAGCAAGCCCGCCAAAGCCGCCAACGTCAGCCACCTGCTCTACCGTGGCGTGCGTTACGGCGAGCGGCGCAAGGACATCATCAAACGGATAGCGGCCTACGCCGTCTATACCATCGAGAGCAAGATGACCCTGCTCTCGACGCAATCGCTCGGCTCACGCATCGTCCAGGCCTATCAGCGCACCGATGAGGCCTTGCCGCTGGTCGGCGACGTCTATTGCCTGCGCCAAGTCAAAAAGGGCTACCCCACCGAGGAGCAGTACGTGCAGGTCATCCGCGTCAGCTCCGAGAACCGCACTTTTACCACGCCGGACGGCAAGGATTTTGTCCGCACGGTCGTCAAGATGGAGACCTCGACCGCGCTCACCGCCGACTACATCGGCGCGGATTATCCGTCCATCACCCATGCCGACCCGCCGTGTCTGTTGATGGAGACGCACATCTCTGACAGCGCCAGCTACTACGGCGTCAAACCGCTGGTTGAGGCCATCCGCGCCAACACGCAGACCATCCGCCTGCCGAGCATCATGGAAAAACTGGTGCCGACCTCGCAGCTGGAGACGCCGCTGACGGATTACACCGCCGCCGGGCAGCGTCAGCTCATCTTTGATGCGGCGCGCGGCGAGTCGGTGCTCTCCGCCTACAACGCCCTCAACGATGCGAGCGTGCTGCATGCGGGCAACGCCATCACCCCCGGCAGTCTGCGTCTCACGACGAACGGCATCACCGTCAGCGACCGCGGCGGTACGCTCTATCGCGGCGATACCGCGGTCGGCACGGTCGATTACGCGCGCGGCGAGCTGCGCTTTAGCGAGACGCTCTCCTCCGGCAGTAGCTGGACGCTCTATTTCCGCCCGGCGGCGGAGCTGTTGCAGGTGGCAGACACCGCCAGCATCCCGGTGTTGATTAACAACCGCAGCTACAACTATGTCCTCACCATCCTGCCGGTGCCTGCGCCCGGCTCGCTGCAAGTCTCCTATCGTGCACAAGGTCGCTGGTACGACTTGCGGGATGACGGCTCAGGCGCCTTGCGCGGCGGCTCGGCCGGGCATGGCAGCGGCACCCTCAACTACCGCACCGGCTCGGTGTCGCTCACCTGCGGCGAGATGCCCGACGTCGGTAGCGAGGTGCTGTTTTCTTGGGGCTCGCAGGCAACCATCCACAACCGCGCCGATAGCCAGCCGACGGCGACGATGCTGATTGCCACCGAGGCCGGCCTCGCCCCCAACACCGTCAAATTAAGCTGGACAGACAACGGCGCCGCCAAGAGCGCGCAGGACGACGGCGCGGGCAATATCACTGGCGCCTGGACGGGCACGGTCGATTACCGCACGGGGGCGATAACGCTCTCCAGCTACCCCGGCGGCGAGCAGCGCCTCGACGTCAAGGTCGATTACAGCGTCGGCCAGCCGCTGACCGCCGAGTGGAAAGCCCCGACACGCGACGGCAGCGGCAACGTCAACCTCACCCTCGGCCAGACACAAATCAAGCCGCGCTCGGTCGAGCTGGTGTACAACGTCCTCATAGAGGACTACGACACCAAAGTGCAGGCGGGTGAGGCCTACACCCGCCAGGTCGACCCCTATGTGATGGTGCGCGATGACGGTGCGGGCGCGCTGCGCGATGCCGGTGGCGTCAGCCGTGGCACGATTAACTACACGACCGGCGTCATCAAACTTAAGCCGGACGCGGTGGTCAAAATCCCCAAAGCCATCTACCGCAAACAGCCGATGGGCGAGGAGATAGTCTCCACCCAAGGCACGACGCAGACGGTCAAACCGCTCTACCGCATGGTGTTTGCCGGTTACGAGTACGTCGAGGCGCTCGCCTCCGCGCCGATTGACGACAGCTTTGTCGTCACCGCCAAGTTTCGCGGGCAGCAGAGCGAGGACGCACGCAGCAAAAAGGCGGCCTCCGGCGTCTTACGCATCGACCTCCTGCCGACCTACGCCGAGCGCATCGTCCCCGGCTCGGTGCGCTTTGCCATCGGCCAAGAGACCTACTTTGACCGCCGCGGCGAGCTCTACTACCGCCTGGAGCCTGCGACCGGGGCGGCGGCGCGTATCGGCAGCATCAACTACGAGACCGGCATGGCCACCATCGAGCAGGCACCCGCCGGGGCGGTCAACTTGCAGGCGCTCGCTGGCACGGTATCGGCCAACCCGGTTGATACCGCGGTGTGGCGCATCCCGGCCTCGCCCATCCGCCCCGCCTCCCTGCAAATCACCGCGACCCCGCTCAGCGGCGGGCAGCTCAACGTGCGCGCCGACAACGGCGGCAAGATTACAGGCGGCAACGTTGAGGGCAGTATCGACTACGAGACCGGGGTTGCCCGTGTCCGCTTTGGCAAGTGGGTGGTGGCCGCGGGCAACGAGGGCAAGTATTGGTACAACCCAGACGCGGTGCGCCCGGACGGCAAAATCTGGCAACCGGCACAGGTCTATGCCGACACCATCCTCTATAACGCCGTCTCCTATACCTACCTGCCACTCGACACCTCGGCCATCGGTATCGACGCGGTGCGCCTGCCCGCCGACGGCCGTGTGCCGATATTCCGCCGCGGCGACATGATCGTCATCGGCCACCGCCTCAGCGATGACCTCGGCAGCGCTCATACCGCCGGGCAGACGGTGCGGCTCTCGCGCGACCACATTGACAGCCTCTGCCTGCGTGACGCCAAAAATCGAGCCATCGAGGCCAAGTGGTACGACTATGACCTCGACGCGGGGACGCTGACCTGGGCGACACCGCTCGACCTCTCTGCCTATCAGATGCCGATAACAGCCCACCACGCGACAGAAGAAGAAAACCGGGTCATCGTCGCCGACATTGACGGCACCTTGCAACTGCAATTTCCGGTCGGCCGTGACTATCCCAAAGAAGACACCTACGTCTCCAGCGCGCTCATCGGCGGCGATTTGGAGGTGCGCCACAGCCCGCCGTGGTCGCAAAAACTCTTTGACAACGTCTGGTCGGATGACCCTAGAGGCGACGCCATCACCGCCAAACTCAACCTCAAAGACTACCCGCTCGTCCTGACCGATGACGGTGCGACCACCGACCGCTGGGCCATCGTCTGGCGCGACGGCACGCAGTTTGACCTCTACAGCGAGGCGCTCGGCTTTGTCGGCCGCTTTGACGCGCTGCAAGACCTCGCGCCGATTAACGCTGCCACCGGCAAGCCGTACTTTGTCCTGAAAAAGGGCGCGTTTGGCATCAACAACGGCGCATCGCCGTGGGCGGTCGGCAACGCGGTGCGCCTCAACACCTACGGCACCCACCTCGGCGTCTGGGTGCTGCGCGCGGTGCAGCCCTCGGCGAGCAAACAGACCGAGACCGACGGCTTCACCATGTGCCTGCGCGGTAACACCGTCGAAATCTAAATCACCACGCGGCGAACCATATTAACCGTGCGGTTAAAAAGGTCGCACGCACATCAAAACCAACAAGGAACCCGAATGTACGCCAACAACCTCGAAATGCCCGTCACGCTGTATCGCTCAACCGACGATGACGCCCCGGCGCTGACCAAAAGCAACCTCTCCCTCATCCTCAAAGCCTGCCTGGTCACCGGCTACGGCAGCAAGCCCGGCGCGGGCTGGACGATGCCCTACGAGGACGCCGCCGCCAGCAAGCGCGTCTTTGCCCCCGCGAAAAGCGGCGAGCTGGACAGCTACCTGCGCGTCGCCGACCAGACCGGGGTGAGCCGCGTCGCGGCCTACCGGCAGATGAGCGACATAGACAACGGCGAGGCCATATTGGAGCTTGCCACCCCCTACAAACATGGGCAGAGCAAACGATGGAGTGGGCGCTGGGTGGTCGTCGCCTCGGCGCGCAGCGTCATCGTCTGGGTGGAGGGCGGCTACGACAGCCCCGGCCGCAATGGCATGATGCTCTACTACGGCGACACGACGAGCACCGACAACGGCAGCCGCGCGCTGTTGCTCGCCCACAGCGGTGGCACATACAACGACGGCTCGCACAGCAGCATGTTTTTTGACGCCAGCTCCTCGGCGAGCGCCAAGGCGAAAAGCTACCGCGACGACGGCGGCACGCAGGCGCAGGACTTTTTCAGCCTGTTTACCCCGCCGCGCGAGACGACGGGGCAATACGTCGCGCCGGTGCTGCTGCAACGTGGCGAGCGCCTCTATGCGGTGCCGGGCGTGCATACCAACACCCGCGCCGCCGATAATCTCGCCCTGATTGATGATGAGGGGGCGCAATACATCATCCTGCACAGCTACGGCTGGGCAGACCTCAACAAATCCTTTGCCCGCCTCGTGGTGCGCACCGACAAATGGCGGTACTGACATGCTGTTAGAGCCGCATTACATCCCCGACCACCGCGCCTACATGGCGGGCAGCGAGGACGGCATCGTTACCGTCGGCGGCGCGGCGGGCATCGGCAACATCTACGTCTTTGACGCCGAGACCTTGCTGTTGCAGCAGCAGACACGCTCCCTGCCCAACGGCCACTACCTCGTCCCCTACCTCAACCCAGCGCGGCGTTACCTCATCATGGGACGCCATCCACAGAGGCAGTACGAGCCCATCTGCTACGACGACCTCAAACCCGCCACCGCGCTGACGCTGGCGGAGCAGGCGCAACTGTGGGCGGCATGGCAGTTGTAGGGTGGGTCTTGACCCACCGCGCAGCGGCAAGGATAACCACACATGGCGACGCTCAAACCTGACCGCCTCCCCCTCACCCTCGGCGAACATACGAGCGGCCGCGACACCGCCCGCCTGCCGCTTGCGCTTGACCGGCAAGGCGGCATCACCCCGCCGCCACCCAAACCGCCACCGCAGGCCAAAGTGGTGCGCATCAGCAGTTGCAGCGGGGCGCGGGGGGCGCCGCCGGGCGGCACTACCTCCCGCCCCCCCCCGCCGGGG